GTTGGGAAGATGAATATGCAAGTAAAGTTGGTGCTGACGGATTGATGGAAAGGGCAGCGACTGAGAATTACAAAAGAGGAGAACCACCTAATCTTGCTCTTATGTTGACTCTCGGATGTGACGTTCAAGATGACAGGCTGTCAATGAGTATTTGGGGGATAGGTAGGAATGAAGAGATGTTTCTTGTTGATAGAAAGGTTATTTATGGTTCTCCAGCTAGAGCAGATGTATGGAAACAATTAGATGAAGTTTTAATGGATAAATATAAAAATGATGAAGGGTTTGAAATGAAGATTGAGAGTGCTGCAATAGACACTGGAGGCCATTTCACTCAGGAGGTTTATCAGTACGTTAGAGAAAGATCTCATTTAGGTTTAATTGGTATTAAAGGGGTAGGTCAAAAAGGAAAGCCGCCGCTAGGTAAACCAACAAAAGTAGATATAAACTTTTCAGGAAGAGCATTAAAAAGAGGTGTTCAGTTGTTCCCTGTGGGAGTTGATACTATAAAGACAACTTTGCATAACAAGTTGAAAGATGCTGAGTTAGGTCAAGGATATATTCATTTTTATCCGACAATTACTCCCGATTATTTTCAAGAATTAACTGCTGAAAGACAGGTATTACGATATAAACATGGTTATCAAGAACGAGTTTGGGTTAAGAAAAGTAATGCTAGAAATGAGGCATTAGATGAAATGGTGTATGCCTACGCTGCGTTTTGTAGGTTTCAGCAAAAATATGATCGAAGAACAATATGGGATCAATTGGAAAAAAGACGTAATCCAGAGCAGCCTAAGCATGAGGTTCCGCTAAGATCAAAAGGAACTAAATCTTCTAATCGGCAAAATTTTGTCGGTAATTGGTAAAAAAAGTGACTATTCCTAAACAAATTAGAGCTGGAGATCTTGTTCAGTGGAGGGATAATTCCACTACTGATGCTTTTGGTGATCCTATTAGTAGTCCTGATTGGACTGTTACTTATTACTTAAGAACGAACACAGCCTCAGAAGGGGCAACTGTGAGTAGTACTGTCTATACGGATGGATGGCAATTTTCTATCCCTGCTGCGACAAGTGCAAATTTTGATGCAGGAGATTGGTATTTTCAGGCAGTTGCAGACAAGTCAGGAGCGCAAAAACAAACAATATTGACGGGTCGATTTGAAGTTTTAGCTGCTTTAAGTTATTCAGGAACACCTACAGCTTTTGACGGACGGAGCCAAGTTAATAAAGATTTAGATTTAGTAGAGTCTGCAATTCGAGCTTTATTAAATAATGGTGTCGTTCAAGAATATAAAATAGGTAGTAGAACAGCTAAAAAGTACGATTTAAGCGAACTTTTAGTGTTAAAAGCAGCATTAAAGGCAGAATTAGTAAGAGAACAGGCTGCGGAAAAAATTGCCAATGGTCTTGGCAATCCTAGAGCTGTTCACGTTCGTTTCGGAGCTTAATCATGGGAGTCATTAATGCGTGGAAAGGATTTTGGACTTCTGGAGATGGCTTCGGGCAGTCTGCTGTTTCGGATATTGTCAAACCTAAAAGACCAGTCAGGTCTTATCAAGGAGCGTTAATTTCAAGGCTTACTTCTGACTGGATGAGTAGTCAAAGTAGTGCTGATGCTGAGATCAAGGCAAGTCTTCGGAAATTAAGAGATAGATCCAGAGAGTTAGTTAGAAATAATCCTTATGCGAAACAGGCAAAGAGGACTACACAGATTAATACGGTTGGGACTGGGATGAAGTTCCAGTCAGATGTCACCCAGTTAAGAGGTAATAGGAAAGATAGGAAGATTAATGCAATGATTGAGGAGAGATGGAAGGATTGGTGTCGAGCAGAAAATTGTGATGCTGGTGGAAAATATAATTTTCAGCAACTTGAATGGTTAGCTGCTGGCGCATTACCTGAGTCGGGTGAGGCGATTTTTAGGATTATCAGAAAACCTTTAGGGAGTTCTGTTGTGCCTTTGGCATTACAGATGATTGAAAGTGATTTGTTGGATGAGGAGTATGACGGCAAGACGTTGAGCAAGAATAATGAGTGGCGAAATGGTGTGGAAGTTAATGAGTGGGGGAGAGCAGTTCGGTATGCGATTTTGACTAAGCATCCAGGGGATGCAATTTATATTTCGTCAGTTACAGATAATAGGAAACATATTTTCTTGCCTGCATCTGAGATTATTCATCTTTATCTGCCTGAAAGACCAGGGCAGAACAGGGGTGTGCCTTGGTTTCATAGTGTCATGGCAGACATGCACCAATTACAGGGCTACGAAGAAGCAGCCGTTATTCGTGCTAGAGCTGGCGCAAGCATAATGGGGTTTATTACAAATAACGAGGGGGAGTTAATTGGAGATGAAGTAGAAGCTAATCAAAGAGTTCAATCTTTTGAACCTGGTACTTTTCGTTATTTAGCCCCTTCGGAAAATATTACGGTTCCAGATATTGATTATCCAAGTCAGCAGTATGAGATGTTCGTTAAAAATAAGGTTCGTCGATTTGCAAGTGGCTTTGGATGTTCCTTTGAAACAGTCAGCAGGGATTTCAGTGAGACAAATTATTCAAGTTCAAGATTGAGCTTGTTGGAAGATAGAGAACATTGGAGAGTTGTTCAGAAGTATTTGATTGATAATTTCCATTATCGGATTTTTAAGGAATGGCTTTCTTTAGCGTCTTTATCTGGTGATCTTGATTTTGTCGATTATGCAGCAAGACCAGAAAGATATTGCAAGCCAAGATGGACACCACCAGCACAACATTTTGTTGATCCTTTAAAAGAGGTAAAAGCTTATAGGGAAGCAGAACAAGCTGGTTACATGACTAAATCTCAAGTTATTGCTGCTTCTAATGGCGGTGATTATGACGATATAGTTGCTGAGTTAGCGAGAGAAAAGGAGATAGCGGAGGAAGCAGGTGTGATTTTAGATAAAGATCAGCTTGGAGTCCCTGCACCTGAAGAACAATTAGAATTGCCGATTGAAAAGAAATCTGCACCTACTACTAGAAGAAAAAAAAGAACTAAGGCATGATATTGGGTAGATAAACTATCATTGGAGGAGGTTCCTCGATTTTATTTATGGAAAACGAAAAGGTTTCTCCTGAAATGGAGAAAGATAAAGAGGTCGAGGAAGAATCTTCGACAAGGATAGATCTTTCAGAAAAGTATCAAAGAACAGAAGTAACTGAGTTTAGAAGTGTCGGTAAAGGTCGTACTTTTGAATTTCCTTTTAGTTCTGAATACCCAGTAGAAAGGTATTTTGGTAAAGAAGTGTTAAAGCATGATGACAGATCAGTTGATTTTAGTCGTCTAAATTCTGGTGCTGCACCCCTTCTTTGGAACCATGATCCAGATCGCCACATAGGAATAGTCGAACGTGCATACATCGACAAAGACAGCAAACGTGCTTATGCAAAAGTTCGCTTTTCACGCAATAAATTTGCTTCTGAAGTCTTAGATGACGTTAAAGATGGAATTTTACGTGGTATTTCTTTTGGTTATCAGATAAAAAATATGGAGGAAGAGGACGGAACATTCATCGCAGATGATTGGGCTGTCCATGAAGTGAGCATAACTCCAATTCCAGCAGACCCTACTGTTGGGATCGGAAGGTCGTTAATCTCGTCTAACGAAGATTTGTCTGACCCCTCACAACCTAATACTATTAATATTGATAACAAATCTCCTGAAGAGGAGATACGTTCTGCGGCAACAACCGCATCACCCTCGGTTCCATCTATGGAAGAAAAATCACAAGAAACTGTGGTGGATACGGCGACTGCCGTAGAAGCTCCAGAGCCTGTCATCGAAAAAGCAGAGAGATCTGCTGAAGTCGATGTGGCTGCTGAAGTAAAACGTGCGCTTGAAGAAGAGCAAGTTCGTACTTCATCTATTTACGCTGTCTGTCGTCAACATGGCGCAGACGACCTCACCCAAGGGTTCATTAAAGACGGTAAGTCTATTAGTGAAGTCAACGGTGAAATTCTCGATCTTATAAAGAAAAGATCTGAGGCAAGCAACACTCCTATACGGTCAACTGACATGTCATCAAACGAAGTAGGTCTTGAGGCCAAAGAGGTCAAGAGATTCTCATTCATTAGAGCGTTACACGCATTAGCTAATCCTGCTGATAGACAGGCTCAAGAAGCTGCTTCCTTTGAGCGTGAAGTTTCAGAAGAAGCTTCTAAGCGTTATGGCAAGCCAGCAAACGGATTCCTTGTTCCTAATGAAGTCCTAAAAAGAGACTTAACAGTAGGTACAGCAACAGCAGGTGGAAACCTAGTTGCAACAGACCTTCTTGCAGGTTCATTCATCGACATTCTTCGCAACAGAATGGCGATTATGCAGGCAGGTACAACTGTACTTTCTGGATTGACTGGAAATATCAGTATTCCTCGCCAGACAGCAGCGAGTACCGCCTACTGGGTTGGAGAAGGATCTGCTCCTACTGAGAGCCAACAGGCTTTCGATCAGGTCAACATGAGTCCTAAGACTCTTGGTGGCTTTACTGATTTCAGTAGAAAGACTCTTCTTCAAGCTTCAATAGACGTTGAACAGTTTGTAAGAAATGACTTAGCGAAGGTTTTAGCTCTTGAGCTAGACAGAGCTGGTATCTACGGCACAGGTTCTTCTAACCAGCCAACAGGTTTGACTCAAACTACTGGTATTGGTACTCAGACAATCACTACTTATGGAACTTTTGCTGAGTACATCGGCATGGAGACAGACGTAGCTTCTGCAAACGCTGATGCTGGCGCACTTAAGTACATCGTTAATGCTGCTGCAAGAGGCGCATTGAAGTCTACTGAGAAGGCATCAAACACAGCACAGTTTGTTTGGGAAGGTAATGAAATCAATGGTTATCCAGCTATTGTTTCTAACCAGCTTGCTAATAACGACGTTCTCTTTGGAGACTTCTCTCAGCTTGTAATGGGTACATGGTCTGGTGTTGACCTAACTGTTGATCCTTATGCTGGCGCAACAAGTGGAAACGTCAGAGTGATCGCACTTCAAGATGTTGACTTTGCAGTTAAGCAGCCTGGTGCGTTCTGCTACGGAACATAAGAACATGAAGGTTCAAATCCTCCGTGATGTAATGGTAGCTGGAGTCCGTCAGGACTCTGGCTCTACCGTTGAACTTGACAATCATGTTGCTCAATTATTAATTGGTCAAAATCAGGCCGAAGAATATGTTGAGCCTGCTCCAAAGAAAGCTGTTAAGAAACCTGTAACAGCAAAGCCTAAAGAGACTCCTGCTCCAAAGGCTGATACTGCTCCTACTCCTCCTGCTACGGCAGCGAAATAAAATGGCTGTTATTCAGCAAAACTTAGAAAAGTTAAGCGTTTTTGCTGGTGTACCTACTCCAGCCGCAAACGTAACTGCTACTCAAACATCAAGCGCGATAGATCTCCTTACATACGATGGAGATGTCATCTTGATCTTAGATTGTTCTGCTAGTGGCGGTTCTAGTCCTACATTGGACATTAAAGTTCAAGATTGTGCTACTTCTGGTGGTACTTATGCAGATGTATCTGGTGCTGCTTTTACGCAGGTAACTACTGATGCTTCAATGCAAACACTTGCTCTTAACAAAGACGAGTGCAAGCGTTACATCAAGATTGTTCAAACTCTTGGTGGTTCTTCTCAGACTTATCGTTACAGCATCAACTTGGTTGGTGTTAAAAAGTACGGTTAATTTTATATAGCCCCTTAATTGGGGCTTTTTTCTTATGGCTTTTACTGAAGACTTAGATATTTTCTTTCAAGATTTTCAAGATACTGTTGTTTATTCAGGTTCAACATATAAAGGGATTCTTGAAGAACCAGATGAAGTGGTTGCTGATGGTGTCGTGATGACCACCGATTATATGTTGACTGCTAAGACCACTGATTTAGGAACATTAATTTTTGATGCTGCTTTAACAGTTAATGGAGATGCTTATAAAGTTCGTAGTACAAGAAAGATAGATGATGGAAGTCTTTGTATCCTTTCATTAATGAAGACTTAAATTATGGCAAGTAAAAGAGAACAAATTCTTGCAGCATTGAAAACAACGCTTGCTGGAACAACTGGTGTTTCAACTCGTATCTATAGATCGAGGGCAGAGCCTACAAGCCGAGCAGAATCTCCAGCATTGGTTTTAGAGTGGAGTAATGATCAACCTTCTATTAGAGGTACAACAGGTCATATTGATTGGACATTACGAGTGAGAGTGGTTGTTATCTCTAGGGGAACAATTCCAGATAATTTGGCTGATGCAACGGTTGAAAGTTTACATTCCAAGTTATTAGCTGATCCTACGGTTGGTGGTTTAGCAATAGATGTACGTCCATCAACTACAACGTTTGAGTTAATAGAGGCAGATCAGCCAGCAGGATTAATTATGTGCGAATTTGAAGTTGATTACAGAACTCTTTATGGCAGTCTTTCTTGACCCCTAACAAGGCATATTGTTTATGATAATAATTGAAATTCTTGGGAGAGGGCAGGAAATTATTCCTTGTTCCTGCTCCAATTCCAATCAAGGTAATTACGAATGGCCTTACTAACACGCAAACGAGTCATTGCTGTTCTAAAGGAAAGCACTGCTGGAACTTACAACGCTCCACAAGCTGCTAATTGTCTTTTAGTTCGTGACTTAAATATCACTCCACAGCAGAGTGATGTTGTAAGTCGTGATCTAATCAGACCTTACTTTGGAGCCAGCGAACAGCTACAGGCAAACACTAGAGTTGAATGTACTTTCTCTGTTGAAATGGCAGGGATCGGACAGAACTCTGGTGGAAATGAAGATGCTGATAACGCTCCTAATTTTGGTGAGTGTCTTGAAGCTTGTGGATTCACTACGGAGACAACAGACGATGCAAAACGTCTTTACACTCCTAACTCTCTTGACTCCACAACAGTCAGTATTCTCTACAACATAGATGGTGTTCAGCACACTGTAAAAGGAGCAAAAGGAACTTTTTCGATCAACTGTTCTGTTGGTGAAATTCCTACTTTTGACTTTACTTTTACTGGAGTTTACATAGCTCCTGCTGACGCAACTGCTTTAACTCCTGTTTATCAGAAGCAAGCATCTCCATTGCTCTTTAATAACACCAACACTGGTACGTTCAAGATCTTTGGTGAAACAGGACTTCAGATGAGTAACTTCTCATTAGATCTCGGTAATGAAGTTATTTACCGTGAACTGGTTGGTGGTAGCCCTGAAGTAATGATCACAAACAGAAATATCACTGGATCAGTAACTGTTGAGGCTGTGAACTTGGCTAGTGGTGGTAGTCAGCAATGGGATCCATTTGCTGCTGCACTTGCTGATGGAACATTAGGTGAGATTAGTTTCGTTCATGGAACTACTGCACTTAATAAGGTCACAATTCAGTCAGGTCTTGTCACCAGTCAGACAACGAAGAATCGTGCTGATTTAGGTTCTATTGGTTATTCCGAAGAAGATGGAGTCGCAATGTGGGATTGCCCTTACACATTGGTTCCTTCTACAAGTGGCAATGATGAGCTTTCAATTATCTTTGAATAGTTAAATCTTCACTTTGTAGTCTTGGGGGGTTTATACCCCCCTTTTTTTGGGCTATGGTATTTGGGAATATCATTATTTTTTATGGCATTTATCCGTAGAAAGTCAAAAGCCTATCCTTGGCCTGTTGAAATCAAACGTCCTTCTGAAACAAATCCTGGTGAATTTGATACAGATACGTTTACTATTAAATTTAAAAGGTTAAGTAAAAAAGAGTTAAATTCTTTTAGTGAGGCAGAAGAAGATAAAGCATTAGAAAAAATTGTTCTTGGTTGGAGTGATATTACAGAGGAAGATGGAACTGAGATCCCTTTCACCAAAGCAAATTTAAAAGAGTTTTCAGAAGATATTGATTTTACGGCTGGTGTTGTTGAGGCGTTCCAATCTTTCTACACAAAAGGTAAGGAGGGAAACTAAGAGAGGCCGCTATTTACTGGGCTTCTGGCGGCAAAGAAGTTATAGATATGACTCAAGATGATGCGAAAGCATTTGGTATTGAGATTCCTAAAAGCCCAGAGAAGAAAGATGAATTTGAAGTATGGGAATGTAATTGGGAAACAATAAATATGTTTTTATACATGCAGACTCAGTGGGAAGTCTCCATGTCTGGTTATGTTGGCTTAAAATATGAGGTATTATTAATGGCTGGAGGACTATTTGACCTCTACAATATAGAAGACCGCACTGAGGTATTAGAAGGGCTTCAAATTATGGAAACTGCGGCGTTAAAGGAATTTCATAAAAAGGAGTCTAAATAATGGCTGGACAAGTTGGAAAACTGACGCTTAAAGCCGTTATTGAGGGCTTTGAAGAAGTACAGGGTTTAGGAAAGGCTTTAAAACAAGTTCAAGGTATAGCTAATCAATCGGATGCGTCTTTTAAAAATATAACAACAAGGGTAAAGGAGTTTGCTAGGCAAAATGTAAAGACTACTGATTCAATTCGAGGTCAGATTGCTGCTTTTACTCGCTTAAGAGGCAGTGTTGG